TGTTCCGCCCAATTCTCCCACTTTAACAAAAGCACAAGCAACATCAAATAATTTATACGTAGGTATAATGGTGGTTGTTCCATTGTCTGTAAAAGGTGCTCCTGTTTGGGTTAATCTAAGTATGTTTTTAGTGCTTAAATCTACGACATCTCCTCCAACAGGATAATTTCTAGCATTAACTCTAATATCAGCAGCGTCTGAATAAAACTTTCTTTGTCTATCTGTAGAACACTGCTCAACCCAACCTCCCTGAGGCTCTGTCCAATCGTAAGGAACAAATACCTCTACGTAAGTGTTTACGGCTGGGTCATAGGATGCGCCAGTTACAGCATATTGATTAAACCATAGTACAGTGTTGTAGTCGCTAAATACCACAGTATCTCCGTGTTTGTATCCAGTAATTGACTTTATTTGACCTAGAGGATTAGAGCCACTAATATAAACTTTAGATGTATTGTCATTAACTGTTTGAATCGACTTTCCAACAAATCTCCAATTGCCAGTAAGTAGTTCTGAATCATAAGGGCTTTCTTCTGGATCAGTACCTGCTGTAACTAAAGCAACTTCTAATTGATATAGTTGAGGATCTTGATATTGTGGATCTATGGATAATGGATTAGAGAAAGTTACCACTGTTCCTACTTTATCGTACAGAGTGGTATCGTCGTAAGCAGCGGCATTATCTACTGTAACCTCTGTATTTCCAGAAGCAGTCTCATCTACCAACATCACATCTCCAGCCTCAGTCTGTACTACGTGCTTAAATTTTGGTTGCGCTTCATTGTTATAATAACATAGTGCTCCAGTTGTTAAAGTGCTCCATGTTGTTGCACTAGTAACATTAGGTATTAGATCTCCGTTATTATACTTTGTTGTCCTTAAATCTTCTACTAGCCATATTTGAGTACCAATAACTACCTCAGTGTATTTGTTTCCACTTGCATCAATTATATCTCCTATAGAAGGTGTGTTATTGTCTTTGATACATCTTACAGTACCGCCTATCTTTGGTGAATATTGGATAGTAGCTGTAGCACTATTATTCCAAACTAGCAGAGTATTATATGCACCAGTGAGCATAAAGAAGGTGTACCTTTTAATAGAGTAATCTAGACCACCTGGACCTCTATACCCCCTGCCTATAGCTGTAAATCCACTGGAATTAGTTGCCCCAACATTAGGTGTGTTCCAATCAGTAAGGCTTGTAGATTTTAGCGCACCTCCTGCAACACTATTTCCTCCTAAATGAGCTATAAGGAGATTAGCGTCTTCATTTGTAGGTACATGGAATCCGATAGGTGCTACGCCTCTAGGGTCTGTAACTGCTTCAGTGTTATATAAAGGTGTAAGTATTTGTAAGGTAGGTAAACTCTCATCTGTCCTTTTTACTGTATTATCTAAAGCACTTTGTAACCCTGTAATTGCAGAAATAGGGTGGCTATCTAGAGCATCTCTACCTGTTAAACTAGGGTGGTCTGATATTCCACCTCCACTACCAGCTAATGGCAACCAAATTCCAGCTATTAACTCAGCATTAAAATCAGTTGAATTAAATGGTAGTGGCGCAACGCTTTCATCTAAGATGTATTGAGCTTTATTATAAACAACAATACAAGGGCTTGATTTATATTCGCGCGCAGTCCAATTGTTAACGCCAAAAATAGCTTTTAATTGCGCCCAAAATTTAGAAAATAAAATATTTTTTGCTGCAACTTGACCAGGTACGGCACTTGCTAATCTATCGCTATCAGATAACTCATTAACGGTTGTTTGTCCAAAAAGTTCTTTCATTGATTACTTTTTTATCTCGTAAATTCTTGACGTGTAAGGTTTCGATATTTGGCCACACCATCCAATAGGCTTAATAGTATCTAAATAATATTTTGTTAACTGCCAATTTTGCTCAGCTATCGAAATATTATTAGCTCTAATATTATTTATTTTGCCTTGTGATACGTGAGTCGTTTCGCCTCTATTGAATTGCACCATACCACTGAAAGTATCTTGCACGTCTGATACTTGGATATATTCAGCAAAAATATAGTAAGCTAAACAAAATTTTAACCCTTTATGTTTTACCATTTTTCCACAATATTCAAAAGTACATCCATCAAGCAAATCGGTGTAGTTTTCTCGATTATCTTGAACGTCTTGAGATAATTGAACGCCTAACATTTTTGACAAATACATCTCAATAACATCCTTTTCTAGTTGCTCAAAAAGATATTCGTTGTTTTCGCTAATCGGCTTAATAGCCTGTTGCTCACTATATAGTAGTACTGCCATTATCGACTAATTTTAAAGGTTCAATACTCCAATCTGTAATCGTTTGTAAGTTTTCGTTTACGTGTTGAGATAATATGCTTTGCAAAAATTCACTTAAAAGACTTCTATCGTCTTGCGTTAACTTATTAAATAAGTCAGTAGCTTGTATAATCGCTTCACCACTTGTCCCGCTTAATTTCCCCTGTTCGTAATCAATTAAAAGTGCAGGCATACCCTTTGCAGCCTTACGAATATTATTACTAATTGAACCCTCCCAACTTTCAAAAAGTTTATCGTTAATTGGTGTTGTGATAGTTTCCGATTTGAAAGCCCCGCTTTGTAGTTCGTTTGTCTCTTCGTTTAATTTGTCAACAAAAAGCAAAACACGGTTTCCATCTGCACCCGTACTATTAGTAATTTTTGCAACTATTTTAGCCTCTTCTTCTTCGCTACCCGGGTCGGCTATTCTTAAGATAGTTGTACCCATAAAACCGTTACGGATCTCATTATTTTTAAAAATAGAGATTTGTTGCTCAGTATCTAAATCAAGGTAAACTGGATCAAAAGGAGAAAGAGGGTATAGGTATGAGTTATCCCAAAATTCAAAGGCCATTTGACCCTTATATTTATCCATTCCTACCTTTGCAACCTGAGCTAAAAAAGCATTTTTATCGGTTGTATAAAGATCGTATATTTTTGAATCATCTTTTTTATAGTTCTTTTCCCCCCAATATTGATTAGTTATGATTTGAGAACAATAACCATTATCATCTACTTTGTTAAAACGAAAATATTTAAACGGAATTGGCGAACAGTCTTTAACTTTGTTTTCACCTGTTTTGTTTGTGTGAATAATAGCACCGCCAAAGCAACTTGCACTTTTTGCCGAAGCTCTTAAAATATCTATTACCTTTATTTTTTTACCTCGATAATCAGTACCTACAATAATATCGTTAATTGATTTCTCAACTCCATTATCTAAGTAGGTAGCTTTAAAACCGTTTCCACAAAGAAATTTAGAATAAATATTTGCCACTGATGTAGCTGTCGGACTACCCAATATTAACCGCTCAATTATTTGAGGGTAGTCATTTTTTTCACCATAAAGCATTATGCCGCCAGTTGCATCGCTCGGTGCTATTGCCTTTGATAGCGTTATTTTTGCTCTATCGTCTGTTTGACTTTTTGCTATACGCATTTTTTGGAGCTTTCATTTGATTAACAACTAAAATATCTTCTTCCTCTTTAACCTCTGATTTTGTTTCTCTTTCAATCCAACATTGAGGTAGTTTAGCAAAATGGATTTCTTTTAGATAGCCTTTTGATAGGCATTCGCATCCAATCCAATCAGTTAAATTTGAGTTGTTAACGTGCATCGCTAGTGGCGAGATGTACGGTTGTATATTTGGTATTAATTCGCAAGTTCTATTTAATATTTCGCTCATAGCTTCTATTTTTTTTAGTCCGCTTTGTTGCAATTGTTGATAGTAGCCTCTTTGGCTTCTTTCGCACCATTTAGGAGGTGCGCCACCTAAGTACAAAGTACTATATAATTTTAATAATTTAGGTAGTAGTAGAGGCGAACGAATCACCTCTACTACATCCTTCTGCATTATCTCTTGATAATCGTTTAACATTAAGATTGAACAGTTAAAAGAGCCTCAAGCATTGCTTTTGTTTGCGCATAGCTTGTGTCGAATACGTTAAAATAAGGTGTTGATTGACCTTCTGCAACCATTGAAACCTTAAATACCCCACCATCGGCATTTGAATCTTGCTCTAAAGTTGCTTTAAAAAGACCAGTTTCATAACCGTACATGGCAAAAGCACTATCACCAGCTACCCCTTTATCTTTTTTCTCGACAACAAAAACAACATTGTTCAATTGTTTTAGCTCCTTAACCGTTTCGGCATCTTTACCCCAAACAGTGAACTCCATTGTTTGAGTGTACATATCTGGCAAAGTATCGGTAACAACCAACGTACTTTTAGCATTTGAGGATTTTTTAAATCCTTTAACCTTAAAGCCTTTTTTACCGATAATAACGGTAAGATCGGTTACTAGGTTATCATTTGTCAGCGACTTAACCGCTGTTAATTCTTCTTTGTTAAAAACGTACATTGTTTCCTCAACACCCGCTACGGGTGCTAAGGTACAATCGTTAATAATATCGGAAGCAATCCCTGTTATACAGCTCATATCTTCTTTAGTTTTTAGTAAGCTACAACAATTTGCTCTTCATCAACAACTTTTGCATCAAGCGTAAATCCATAAGCAGTATAGTTTTGACGTGTCACTTGATCCCAGAACGATTCAACAGTTGACAAATCACCATCGTTAAGAGTTGCAATAGGTGTGTTTTCAGGAGCTGTAAAAACTATTCTGTTAGGTAAATAACCAGCGTTTGTAGTTGTATTTTCTACAAAATCAGCTTGTAAGTCAATATCAATAATAGTATTCATATTGATAACGTTACGACCGTTATACTTCAAAACAGGCAACCCATTAATCTGTAAATTGATGTCATAAGCAATACCTTTGCTCATTAAGTAGTCGTAATAGTTTTGATAAACCTCACCAGTTACTAAGAATTGAGCGTTTGGATTTGCTTGTAAGGTTGGGTTTGCAAGTTTCCAAACAGAATCAAGATATGTTTTTGCTTTACCTGCTGCTAGTGTTAATTGAAGCGCAAGAGTATCTTCTTGATTTTCAGAGATAGCAACTTTTTTAATAGTTGCAGCTGTTACGCCTGCAAAGATTTGTTTCCAAAGGCCGTCAATTTGATTATAAAACTTAGCATTACCAGCAACTTTTAAACCTGCTGTTGCTGCAGCCGCAGCCGCTACCGCCTTATCACCTAACCAAGCTACTCTATAAGTCGCTTTAATCATCGCATCTTCAACCATTGCAATAATAAGTTTCTCTAAATCAGATCCTTCAATATTGAATTTTTGAGCATATGAATTGATTTGACCAAAGTATGCCTTAAATAAACCGTTCATATCGTTTGCACAATTGATAAACGTGTCACCAATATTACCAGGTTCCCAAAATTTCTCGCTTACCGTTGCACCAGCGCCCGAAACAGGACGTGCGCAAGTTGAATCAAGAATACCGCTTTTGCCTAATCGGTTAACGATAGCAATTTGCTCTTTCATCTTTACGCCAGTCCAAACTCTGTGAATAGCTGTTAAAGATGGTTGCTCTATCATTTGCTGAAATACAAACTCAGAAATAGTTTGTGCCTCTTGAGGGTTGAGCGTGAACCCCGAGATGTTAATTGTATTTGCCATAATTTAATTTTTACGGGTTATTGTTAAAGTTGATTTTACACTATTCACAACCGACGGAGCAACTGCGCCGACTGGTTTATCAGTACTAAAAGAGTTCTTTAATGTTTCAAGCTCCTTTACAATAGGTTTAAAAGAGTCGATTACATTTGTCTTTTCAGCGATTGAGTTAGTCAACTCTTCAATTTTTGCTTTAAGACTTGCAATCTCTTCATCTTTTGCATCTTCAACGGGTGCGGCTTCATTGATAGCAGTAACTACACCACCCTCAACTACTATCGTTTTACCATCAGGCATTACAAATGAGCCATCAGGAGTACACGGAGTACCGACTTGCACCTGTTCAATTGTTTCAATTTCAGTCCCAAAATCGAGCTCCGTGCCATCAGTGGACTGAACCACCAAGTTATTAAGGCCTAAAAGCGACTTAGCAGAACTGAGTAAGCTGCTAAACAGCTCAAACTTCTCTGGTTTGTTCATAATTTTATTGTTTAGTTCTACAATTCTATTGATTAATTTTAAATCAAGAGCTTCTTTTGCGGTTAAAAACCGTTCCTCTTTCATTAAAGAGGCTATAAATTCAGGTGTTTTATTGGTTATCTCAACATAGCTATTAATTAAATCGCTCTCCATTTCTTTAGTAGCAATTCCAGCTTTTAACATTGTATCAGCATCGCCATAAACGCCTCCTTGAGGGTTGTGAATTAAAAACTTTGTCGATTTTGGAGTCCAAATGTCTTTTACCCCTTGCATTATAATCGTACCTGCTGAGGCTACAACACCTAAAGCCCCTAGCGATTTAATTGCATTAGTTTTCTTTAAGTAGTCTCGAATAGCTATACCCTCGAACAAATCACCGCCGTAAGTTGTAATAGTGAAATCGGTTTCGCCTTTGTCTATATGGGATATGATATTGGCTAGAGTAATATCATATCCTACCTCACCGCTCAAATGTACCATAGTTAAATTTTTAACAAATATAATATATTTTTATACACTATGTTAAGATTTACACAAAATTTATAAAGTTGCTGTTTTTTGAATATTGTTTTGAGTAGTTTGGTTTGATGTAACGCTATCAACTACTAAGGTAGGCTGAATAGGATTACTACTCAAAGCATCACTAAACGCACTCTTTAAACTATCGTTATTTGTGGCCGCTTCCACTTGACGGCTTACAATCCCTTGACCTAAAGATGGATTAACCGAAGCTGGTAAAGTTGGAGCTACTGCGCTAATAGAAGGGGTTGAAGCTCCACCCGTTGCACCTCCACCCGCACTATCATTTGGCAAACCGCTTTGAGTTGATAAAATCTTTTTTACATTATCGTAACCGCTTTTCAGAGCCGCCGCCGCTGCTGCAATACCTAAACCAATTCCAACTGGCCCAGGTATCGAAGATGTCATACCAGTAAATGCCGCAACCGAACCTTGTATAGTGCTTATAGTTGTGGCCGCTGCCGCCGCCGCCTTACCTACTCTAGACTGCTCCCCAGCTATTGAGGCTATATTTTTGGCAAAGTCACCAGCTAAAGATAACTCAGCTTGAAACTTTGCGAGCTTGATTTGTTTTTCTGCTTTTGCATACTTTTTATTGATGTTAGCAATTGCAGCCTCTTTCTTATCGGCATTATCAATTGATTTATTTGCAAAATCTATTTCAGCTTGTTGATTAGCTGTAAGCATTTCAGTTTTAAAATCAAACTCGGCAAACATTTCACCCTGCAACGCATCCCATCTCATTTGATTGAGATACTGCTCTTGCTCTAACTGTTGAGCCATAAATTCATCATTTAAAGCCTTCTTTGTATTTCGATTATCAATATCAATTTGCAAAGAGTCAAGTTTAAACTGCTCTTGCAAAGTAAGTAAAGAGGCGTTATAAACTTCTTGCGTTATTAACCCTTTATCTAAATCAGATTTTAGCGCATCTAGTTCGATTTGAGACTGAGCCGTTAAAGCCTCTTTTTGCATCAAAGCAATTTCATTTAATCTCTTTTCCTCTTCGTCAACTAATTGCTGTGTTAAAAATTCTGCTCCCTCGGCTTTGCTTTCGTTCGTTGCTTGATATAAAGCTAGTTCAATATTTAGCAGTTTGATTTTTTCGTCGAGTAGTCTTTTGGCTTGATCCAATTCAAACGCCTCTCTTTTTAAACGCTCCTCTTCTGCTTTTTTGTCGGCTTTCTCTTTTTCAGCCGCCGCTTTATCCCTTGCATCCTGAGCCGCTTTTAATCGTTTTGCATTATCTTCGGCCGCTTTGTCTTCTAATGCGTTTAATCTGTTTTGAGCTTTCTCTCTTAAATTGGTTGACTCTTGCAAAACATCGTAACGCTTTGCCGAAGCCTCAGCCAATAGTTTTATTTCTTCATCTGTTATAGTGTGTGTTTGTTGCAACGCTCTTAGCTCATTAACTCCACGCTCTTTAATGTTTTTCGCTTGCTCTTCTGTTAATTGGTATTGATTAGCTATGTTTTGCAACATATTATCATATTCGCCCTCTGCAATGCGTTGTTTCTCTTTAAATGCCTCCTCTTCTACTTTTAGAGCTTTGTTAATCAATTCTATTCGTTCCTCTTCTGTTTTGGTTCTATCTTTTGACTGCAATATCAATTCATCGTATTGCTGTTTTGCCCTTGCACCACTTTCGATTAAGGCCACATTTGCATCTTCCAACTCTTGTTGAGCCTCTTTTAGCTTAACGGCCTGAACGGCTGCATCGGCCATAGCACCACCAAGACCGCTAAAAGATTCGGTTAAACTCTTTGAGCCTGTTAGAAATTCAACAAAAGCATCTTTTAGTACCGCAAATGCAGCACCAACGGCCGCCAATCCTTGCTCTATTTTATCTAAAATAGGATCGAAGTTTTTAAATAACATATAAAGCAATCCAAAAGCGGCTGCAATAGCTGCTATAACTGCACCTATTGGATTTGCAACCATAGCCCACATTTGCACTATAATAGCTTTAAATCCAGCCGTCACTTGGCTAAATGATGTTGGCAAAGAATCCATTTTGTTTTGAAGTCCACCAATCGCACTCGAGTAATTACCAATATTTAAGGCTTGTTTTTTTGCTTGATCGGCATTATCTTTTATTACCTCATTATTTTTATCTAGTTCGGCATTTATCTCTTTAAGTCGCTTTTTGCCTTCGTCGGTTTCTAGGTTCAATTTTTGGCGTTCAATTCTTAGCTCAGCATTTGCAGCCGCCGCACGTTCAAGCGTTCCTAGTTCTGTTTTTTGTTGCGTAGCCATTGAGGCTAATTGCTTTTCATTAGCAGAAATCTGAGTTTGATTAGCTTTTATTTGAGCTGTTAAAATAACATAAGCCTCTGAGTTTTCGCCGCTTGTTTCTTTGAGTTCTTTTTGCTCCTGCTTTAATTTTGCCGTCTCTTCTTTTAATTTTACGGTATCGTTTATAGCGTCCTGAGTTTTGATCTCAATATCTATAATTACTTTTTTCTCTTCTGCCATAGCTCTATATTTTTAATACCATAAATCATTTTGACCATCTACAAATCCATCTCCAATACCATCTACATAGTAGTCAGTGTCAGGAGGTGTTAACGGTGTTTTATCACTAATCTTTAAAAGCTCTATTTTTGTAGGTACTAAACTTTTATCTGGATTAAACCCGCTTATTTTATTGATAAAAAAAGAACCTCCTAATTTTTTGAAATAGTACTGTTTTAAAAATTGCAAATTGTGAACATCATAAGGAGTTAGCCAAACATTAACCTCCCTAAATTCAGGGTACTTTATAACCTCATCGAAAAATAGATACTCATTATTGATACCATAAATTGACGGCAAAGGCAAATAAAGAATAGTGTAATCACTTGTAACACCATCGCTAAACGCTACTTTTATTTGTGCCGTTGTTCTTGCAAGTTCCCCCTCGCTCTCGTAAGCTGTTACAAAAAATTGAAACGTCTCAAATGTTTTTGCATCGCTCAAGTCGGGTAACACCCCCCCATAGCCATAAACGAATTTAGGTACGTTGGCATTTATTTGAAACAAATCATTTTCAACCTCTAAATTTTTATTGTTAGACGTTAAAATCTTTGCACCAGTTAACGGACTCATCTCTTCATTAACCGAGCTAAATTTGATATTTGATTTTTGCGCTATGTTGGCGAATGAGGGTTTAAAAGTCCCTCCCGTTGTGCTTAACTTATTGCTCCAATCTTCTGCCGTTGCATTTCGTAATTCATCCCATCTAGCCAAACGGATCTCATCGTTAACGTCATCTTTTAGAATATTGAATAACTGAAAAAATGCTATCACATAATCGTAAAGTGTTTTAGCTTCTTTATCTTTTGAGTCGAGAGGTGAAAATACAGATTCTTGATTATAGTCAAAATCATATTCGTTTGTCGAGTAGTTGAATTTTAAAGTAAGATTTCGTAAAGGAGTATAAAGACGTTTTGCAAATTCATCATCCCAAATGTTTCCCACAAATACACCCCCACTTGTTAAGAATTTAACATTATACTTATACTCTATGAATTGAAATACTGCTTTTGAGTAAATGCAAAAATGACCACCGTTTATATTATTGTAACTTATCCAAATATTTGCAGGATCTTCCACGTAAGCACTACCTTCGCTTTGTTGATACTTCATTAAGTTACCCATGTAACAAGGTAAAACTAACCCCTCAACCGATTCCGCATAAGTTTGGATTAGCTCTTGAAAATTGCTATTTGATTGAGGTTGCAACCACTGAATAAACTCTTTGCCGAACTCATCCCACGTTAATAGTTTAAGGTTATCCCAAAGCGATAATTTTTGAACTAAATACAATCCTATTCTATCACTAATCAACTCAACCCTTACAACACCGTTGTCAATTAGTTTGATTGAGTTATTCCAATAGTCGGCTCTAAGTGGTTCGTAAATTGTTTTATCAGATGAAAAAACAGAGTCAGCAAATCCAAATATCTTGCGATTATTGGCTGTTATAGGCAAAGTGAATGAGTTTGTAAAAGTAGATAACGGCTTACCAACGTTTGCAATATCGTAAGCCTGAATAGTAACACCTATTGCCGTTTTTTCGTCAATATCGCACTCTATTCCGTTTATCTTTAATAGCCTCATAGCTTGTTAATTGTGTAGTGCTTTGGTAGGTTAACCGTTATTTCAAAGTTACCAGCTCTTTGTTTTTCACTTCTAACTAAATTATCGCCTTTAACGGTTACAATTACATAGTTATCCATATTATCCTCGCTAAAATCACCCTTATAAAGGTAAATCAAAGGACTTGTAAATAGGTCAGATAGTATCAAACGTTGTGAAGCGGTTACATTTTGCGCCCTTAAAACTATTGAACGATCATTATTGTACCCTATTTGCCTATTTTCTGCCTGAGAATAACGTAAAGACTCGATAATATTTGACGTTTCACCTATTGATTTAGGCGCATCTTTAATAGAAAACAGTTCTAAAAAAGGGTAGAATCTGAATTGACCGTTTTTATCAAGCCATTTTAACTGAATCCAATCGCCACATGTCGGCAATACCTCCACTTTATGAGTCACATAAAGCACGTTATTAACCGATATTGGTACGTTTCTAATACCTTTTACAAGCGATTCTAATTTATAACGGTAGTATCCTATTTGGCTCATAATCTAAGATCTATAACGTCCTTGTATGCTCCATCCGAAGCTCAAGTTTTGCGCTGCACGAAAATACTCATTAAATACGATAGTCATTGAAGTAGTTGTTCTTTGAATTATTGCGTAAGTACATACAGATTCATTTCCACCATCACCAAAAATAGTAATAGTTGGTATATAATTACTTGTTGTTAAAGTCTCTCCAAAATTTACGATAATAGATATACCACCATCAAGAATATCACCCACAGATTTAACTCCCTCAAGAGGATCAACGTACTTCTTATTTACAGGATGAGTTCCAAGTGTAGGTGTGTAAGGTGTTGTGCTATCTTTCTCGATTACATTTGACTTGTTTGCTTTTAATGAATCTTTGGAATCTACTTCACCTTTTGAATATACATTGATGCTATTATGTACTGATGCCTGAGCTGACGGCCACCCTTGATATTCATTAAGATAATTTGCAACCTTTAAAAATCCTAGCTTACTCATAAGCCTAGTGTAAAAGTTAGCAAGAGTAATATTTTCAGCTCCTGAACTTGCATCGCCAAACGCTAAACGCTTTGAATCGGCGGGGGTTGTATTTTCGTTTAACTCGAATAGTTTTTTATCCATAGCTCTATTAATTAATTATTGTGAATCTATCTAAATTTTGATCTGCAAAAATATCGCTATTACAATCTAAAGCGTAACCCGAAATAAGTCCCGGTGAATCAAAAGATATAACGTTGTTCTCATCCCAATTGTAAAAATAAATATAAACTACGCCACCCTCGCCAGCCGTGTAGATTGTAGCGTTATTTATATCGGTCATTTCTGCTCCCGTACTATTCCCAAATTGGCGAACAGCATTGCAAGCGGTGAAATCACATTGAGCCGTTAACGCTTCATATTTAAATTTCACTGAGAATTGAGCCGTTATGTTTGGAACGAAAATAGTTGTATTAGCACCCTGAGCAAAATCTTTGAAGTCTGTCAAAAATGATTTGATTATATCATCGGCTTTAAAATAGTACTGCCTTGTTTGTGGTGCTGTATCTTTGTAGCTAATAGCTTTGAAAGTACCAACTACAACGCCTTCTTTTAGTAATTCAGTTTCTAAGTAATCTGGAGTCAATCCATCGTATTCAACCTCGCAAATAAATACAAGAGGGTTGTTAATCGACACTAGATTAAACGCCTCATCCCTGTTATCCTGAACTATTGATATTGAAGCCATATTCAGTTGTTGTATTTACTTTATAAAACTCTCCTATTTGTTCTTGCAAAGATGCAATTCTTTTCTCATTAATAACGGAACTAATAACCCCATTTGGAGGTAAGTGTTTTGGCTTCCATCCCTCACGGTGTATTTTGCGAGCTATTAAGAAAGCCAAACTATCTTTACTTATCCCATCGGGGACTATCCGTTTATCGTCAATCCATTTACGGATTAAATCTTTTAAACTTATTCCACTTCCTGCGCTTTTAGTCGCTCCACGCCCACCATCTATAAAAGGCGAATGAGCCGAACCGAATAGAGTAGATTTAACTAATCCACTCTTGCCACCTTCCTCGACTTGTAAGTCTCTTTCAAACTTACCACTTGCACGCATCCCATCTCTATCGTAATTCTGAACAATCAGTTTACGACTTTCATCCATCCAATCATTTACAATAGCTTGTAAACTCATTAGTCTGTAAAGGTTACGTTATATTTTACAAAGTCAATATTGGTAGCAAAAAAGTTAATTAGTTGCTCACCACCTCCAGCTGAAACACTTAACGAATTTGAACAAGCGAAAGAACCGAGACTCATTGTTAACGCTTCCCATAAATCTCGCAAACGCCGATCGTGTTTCTGTTGCATTGTTTCGTCAAGTTTGCTCCTTGTTGTTGCCTCACATTTGCGACCTAACATAATCAATCCAGTATACTCCATTGCATCAAGTCCACCACCTTCCGCATACTTTGGATTTAAAGATAATTCGCAAACTAAAACCATCTCACCAACTGCATAAGCGTGTTTATCGGCATTTGCATAATCGGTTGATCCGTATATAAAATGCCAACCTTTGGAGGTTGCAAAATCTTTAAGCTGGTTAACAATATCGAATCTATCCATTTTTTCGCATTAAGATATTTTGGTAGTCTCTTTGATAATCGTTTGATGTTTTATCTAAAACCATTTTAAACAAACAATCTTCGTAAGCCAACTTATTAATTGTATCATACATCCAAACCTGACCTTTTGCAAGGTTATCAACTTGTATTCCAACTCCAAACTTTTCAAAGCGTTCAAGCCCTGCAAGTTCCTCCTCGTGTGTCGGTGTGTGCTTCAACAATTCGTTTTCAATCAAACTAACCTTCTCTACCTCTTTGATAAAGTAGTTGTAAAAAGCAAAGAAATCAAAAACATTCAAAGATATTACTTTTGAATCAAAGTATGTTAAGAATTTAACAAAAAAATCTTTAGACGAAATCATTGTCTGAAACTCCTTTACTTCACCAAATGTTTTTTTAGTGATGTCGCCAAAATTTAGAAGGTCTTTTGGTTCGCATTGCTTTGAGTACTTAACTGCAAAATCGTAAGCCTCTTTTTGCTCCGGGTCTAAATGTAGATATTCTCCTATGTTTATAGCCTCTAATTGCATTGTTAAAATTTTAACATTATGCAAATATAGTAATTAATTTAATATTCGAGCTTTGTGGGGTTTGATGTTTTTTGTAAAGTACATTACATTGTACCTTAACCCATCTATTCCATGATTGTAAGCGTCAATAGGTTGTCCGTTCTTTTCGGTGTAGTTGTTCAACTCCTTTGCTAAATTTATAGACGAGTGTGTAACAATTATTTTATAGTTCCTCAATTTATTTATTCCATCGAGAACGCTACCCGCTGGTTTTTCTGCTTTGATAACCGTTACGCCTCCACGCTTTAAATCTTCAATAGCTCTGTTACCTGCACTATCTGCAACAACTGTTTTATTAGCTGTTAAATTCTTAACATTTCTAACTAACTCAGCCGTGCTTTGTTCGTAAGCATATATCTCTTCGTGCCAGTAAATAAGCATATTTTTATTATCAATAGCGATTTTTGTCAGAACGTCTGGATCGGGGAAAAAACCGAAGTCAAGCCCATACGAATAAGGTAAAGAGTTATCGAAATCGCCAAACTCCCAATTCTTGAATATCACACCATCGGCCCTATCAAGCCACCCTCCTAAAATAATGTGATTAAATTTATCAATATTAGTACGCTTCAACTGTTCTACTCGCTCCAAAAAAGTAGAGCTAAGATGGTTAACGTTATCTAAAAAAGTAGTGTGAATATAGGTTGTATTATTTTTTATACCGTTAAATCCGCTCTCAACTCCTGCATCTTCAAAAAAACGTTTATATATCCAGTGAGCTTTTGAGGTAGGGTTTAAGATTATAATTATACGGTTCTGCACTTTGTTGTTTCTAACTGAAAAATCTATTTTATCAAATGTTGTTTCATCCGTAAGCTCCTCAGCCTCATCGAGAATAAAAGTTGAAACGTTGTGAAGTGATTTAAGATTTGCCGTGTTATCGCCCTGACTTGATTGGATTCCTTTGAAAATTATCTTTGACTTACTGCTATTGTTTTCAATCTCTGTTTTTGTAATACTAAAGAATTTATCAAGCTCACAAACTTGGATTTTTTCGATAAACTCAGGAATAATAGAGACGTGCGCACTTGTTAATGTCTTACGGGCAAAAAGAATAGTATGTGATGGCTCAAATGATAGTAATGTCAGAAATGAGTTAACCCCGTGCGACTTACCAGAACCACGACCACCCGTAATAACAAAATACCTACTATTACTATTAAACAAAGGTAGGTACTTTTTTATGAGTGTTATTTTTGCGCTAGTCTTCAAAATCTATAACATCACTAATTTTAAACGTGGTTAAATTAATATCGCTCTTTACTTCTTGCTTGTCAACCTCCCCGCATTGTTTCATTCTAAATATAGCAGGAGTAGAAACGAACTCACCTTTTAAAGCCTTTTTATTTATGCGACCAATTATAATAGAGTTCATATCACTTTTTATACTTTCGAAAACGGGGTATAACCCTATCAGATAATTAAGCGATGATGAGTATAAATCAACTGAATGAATCGCATCTTGAAGGCAAAGAATATTCTCATCTGTTTTACAATTATCCAACATTTGAAACATTATCTTTTCAACTTCTTCAAAAGTCCATTTCTCAGCATCTTTATTGCCTATTATAAATTGTGGCATAATAACTATTTAAAATATTGACTAACAATAACTTTTTATATTTGGCAGCATTGAGTAAAAGTATGTGAATAAAGTGTTTTGCCATCCTTTTTTACCAACATTTTCAATCTTTCATCTGTATGCCATCCACCATCAGAAACTACTAAAAGCACATAACAACTATCTTCTTGATTTGTTATAGTTTGTTTAAATCCTGTATGAGTTGCACCATAATTTGAGTAATGTATTTGTTGCCCATTCTCTCTATACGTTATATCAGCTATATAACCATAAGGTTCAACAATAGCCTCATAAATATGATTTGGTTTAACTTCTTCTTCGTTAATTGCACTTTCACACCCTACCAAGCTAATAGCAAATAGTGCAAATAATAATTTTCTCATAACACAAAGATATATAAAATTTATTTAACATAAAACCTTATCAATTCTCCATCCTTAAAACGCACCTCAATTATTTCGAGTGTGCCTTTATTGACAGCGATATAGCACTCAACTCCATTACAAGTTCCACGGCTCTCGGTCTTACCATCTAATCTATTGCGACT